TGCCCTTCTTGCGGGTCGGTGACAACTTCCACCGCGCCGAAGGCTTGCCCGTGATTGCCGCAGCCTGATACGTCTTTGATGCCTCCGACTTCTTTGATGCTTTCAGTAGTGCAGCCCTTGAGCCCTAGGCTGAAGACTGAGCCTCCGGGCATCTCAAGAAGCCCTGAGTTGAGCATGGCAGTATCAATGCCGCTAGGCTCGGCGCTAAAAAGAAGCCCTGCTGATATAAGGTTCCACGAGTTGACAAAAACGGCTTCAAGTTGAGAGACTCCCGCCGGCAAAGGTATGTAAACACTTAAACTGTCGCCAATCACAGCTTGTTTTGCAAGCTCTTTGCCGTCTTTGCTGACTATAAGCCAAACGATACTTTTGCCTTGAGGTATAGTATCAAACTTTGCTACTGCTCCCAATGCGACAGGAGTAAGCTCAGCAAGCTGAGGTTTTGGCGGCGGCAAGTATTGCGGCGTTATAATTTCTTCCATAGGCTGACCGGCTTTGCCGTTGTAACCTATGGGTATAACTTTTACCTTTGTCGCTCCATCAAGAGCAGGCACGGTGAAATTATTCCCCTCAACAGCGCCAGCATACTCATCATTTATATATATTTGTACCTGCTTGGCGTTTGAAGCGTTCCAGCCTATACTGATTGCTCCCGAATCAGTATAGGATAAAGCTGTCAAGCTGTTTATTACTGTCGGCACAGAAGTATAATTGATTTCCGGCGCCGTGCCGGGCGCGTAAACATTCTCACTATATTCTATGCACTCAATGGAGGCGGTCAAGTCGTCCTCTCTGGTGATCGCCTCGACTCTGAAGGGCTTGACTTCGGCATTGAAAACTCCGAAACTGTATACATCGCCATAAGCAGGAAAAGCGGTAAAAGCATCAACGGAGAAAGTCAAAACTTCATGGACTCCCTCTGTTTCATCAGGTTTTCTTCTTTCAAGCGTGCCGTCCTGATGACGAATCAATAAGCCGTAGTTTTTACCCGTTTCCAGCGTCACAGCGGTATCCAACTTAAGCTTTTTTATGACGCTGTCAGCTTCAAGTATTCTGCCTCCTGCTCCCCACTGAGCCGCGTCGGATTGTATGCCTATAACGTCGCCAAGCTCGCACACTATGCTGTCTATACTCGCTTTGAAGCTGACAGTCTGTTGCAGGTATTTGTTTCGCCTTAAAAGGTATCTTGCCTGGTTATAAACTCCGTCTTTATGGCTCAATCCCGCAAATGTTATTCTTACTGCGTCGGATCCGTCGTCGGCTCCCTCGGTTATACGGATTGTCGATGTTTTAAAATCGTTTTGTTCGTCGTTGAAAGACGCTTCAATGGCTGTTGCTCTGTCGGTCTTGCTGATGTAGCCGCCTGTCATGCTCCCTGCTACTATGTTGCCTGAGGTGAAAATCTGACTCATAGCCACAGGTTCATCCCAAAATGGCGACACTTTACCGTTTCTTAAACCTATGAAAGCCCTACAGGATGTAGCTATGTCCTGTGCATGCTCCCATGCGGGTCTTGTTCTGTTTAAAAACCAGTTGCCTTTAGCTTTGATTGTCTCACAGAAACTTGCAAAGGCCTCAAATTTTTCAAGATCTATGTTGTCAGGATTCTCGCCGCACACGTGATAAGAGTTGTTAAAATCGTCTTTTCTTATCTGAGCCAAAATATCATATACAGCCCATGCAAGATTATCAGCCGGTCTTGTTTCATAGCCGCTTTGAGTCTTTACTATGATGTTCGCCCTGTTTTGCTTCCAAGTAACATTAGGCAAAGATCCGCTTAAAGCTTCGGATGCCGGCAGTCTCAAGTAGAGAAGAGCCGTATTAGGAAAAGCCTGTTCTGATGCCGAATAGCACACGGCATTATTGCAGGTTAAATGTATAAAAGCCCTGTCAGGCACTTCCGCAAACTCCGTATCACTCAGCCAGCCTTTTTCCTTGTTTAAAACCGCAGAAGTATTTTTAAGTCTCACCTCATAAGCTCCGTAACCATCTTCAGGCTCCACTTTTATATCAAAGTAGAGAGGCTTCGTTGAAATATAAGATAAAGAAGATGATGGCAAGCCTGTTATCCCTCCGGATTTCCAAATTTCTGTCCCTGTTTTCCTGTATTCGAGAACCAGAGAGCAATAAGCAGGTTTTTTACTGCCATCGCTGACATTCATAAGATACCAGCTGCCGGCAGAGACCGTCACATGGAAGAAATCACATGCTCCTGACAAAGCAAATTGCATGAACTCATCAGAATCGGCTGTTTTTAAAGGTATTTCACTTTCAATGCTTTTAAATCCTGTCTGAGAGTCGATAAGACTTGTAAAAGGCTGCTGATTGTTTGTTCCAAGCCTGTAATCGAACTTCAGATTTTTGATATCTGCCGCGGGAATCCCGTTAATCTTTAGATCGGTTATGCTGTCAAGTGAGCCTTCCCCTGCTCCTATGAGCATCTCTATATAGTGACTGCTTGTTTCTGTGTCGTTTTGAGTATTGGAAACCTTAAAAGTGTTGGCGCCGTATGTCCGATAGCTTAAAAGTTCGCCCTCGGGTATAACTCCCGTGCCGAACGTGACACCCTTCGAGCCTCTGCTTCTACTCACTTTTCCCGCATTCCATGAGTAGCTTCTCTCTGTCGATTCAGCGGTGTACTTGTCCATCGACGGCATCTTCATTTTGCCCATCAACAAGCCTGCCCCGCCTGACAACACCAAGCCCAAGCCCAGAGTCTTCGCCATGACGAGTCCTGCCGCCCCGCCGCCGAACAAAGCCGCCGTGCCGCCTGTGGCTGCCATTAAAGCTGCCCCAAGAACTATGGTCGCAATATTTTTTCCTTTGCTCCCCCCGCCGCCAAGAATCAAAGGAGAGACCGCGACAACTCCATAGGTTTTATCAAGCTCTGCTTCTCCCTCGCCGCTTATAGCCGCATATTCTGACGGCTCCATTTGCATGGATTTCATCCAGTCCCTCAGTGTTAAATCTGTCTCATAAACTTTATAGTCTGTGAGGTCTAAAGCGTTAGAAAAATAAAGTATTTTCATGAGTTTAAGCCGCCTTTTCTTTTAAAACGGGTAAAGCAAAGCCTTTTATCATAGGCCGCCACAAAGGAGATGAAGCAGTTACAAGGTTTGATGCCGTCTTCTCGTATGCTTGCAATATCTTGCCGCCCTTCCATATGCCTATATGGTTGATACCGCCTCTGAAGTTGCCAAGCCGCATTAAAACAAGGCAATTTTCAACCGGTCTGTCAATTCTTTTATAACCGCTTCCGCCCCAAAGACCGCTTATCTTCTTATCAATTATTTTAAAATCTTCGGGGGAAATTTTATAATCAGGCAATTCCAAGCCCAGAGCCTCCCGGTAGTAGAGCGTGACAAGTCCCCAGCAATCGCAGCCTTTAAAATCTCTTCCGCCCGCCAGATAAGGAATGCCTATAAAGTCATTAATTTTCATTTATGAAGCCTCCGAATCTCGCAATATTGCCAAGAGCTATACAGGCCGCCTCGCTCTTGTCACAAGATGCGGCTGAACCTGAGTATCTGCATCGCCAATCTTTGAATCTCCAAGGGCACACTTTCCCGTATGCGTGATTAGGAAAAGTTCTTGTATAGCTAACCTTCGGCGACAAGTCCAGAGATACCCATTGCTCGTCATATGCCGCTCCTGAGAGTTGAAAATCCAAGGTGATATCAGCCTCGCTTATGTTTTTTCTCGCCACTCTGAGTTTTACAGGCACAGATAAATCTTGGAGGCTGTCTAGCGCCGCTTTTATCGTGCCCGTGATGTTGCTTACTTTGATAGTGGTTCGGGGAATTTCTCCTTTCCCTGTCGCATTTATGCTGCTAAATTCAAAAGGGAAAGCCTGCCAAGTATGACCGCCCCATTGCCAATTTTCATTGTCGGCCACAAGCCGTATAACTTCCGGTGTCTGTATCTCAAGCAAACAGGTTATTAAAACGTCGCTTGAAACGGCTGTTGTATCTTCTCTTTGAGTTATCTGCCGCATCTTTATGCCTCCTGCAATGAAATTTTGACTGCGTAAAGCTTGCCTTGGCTGTTGGCTCCGACAAGGTTATAGGTTAAATCGCCGTCGAATCTGACCGTTCTCTCGATGCCTGTATCATCGTCAAACCATTTGAAAGAGAGAGAGCCGCCGTGCGTCGCCCTATAGAAAGCTGTTAAAATGTTAAACTCAGCTTGTGATAAAGCCTTCCATGACAAGTCAAATTTTCTCAATTGCCGTGAATAAGCAGGTCTTGATACTGTCATGCCGTTAGTCATTTGAGATTTCAAGCTGTTGTCCGTAATGGCTCCGGGTGAATCTATAGCGGGTTTTCTGATTAAAGGAAAATCGAGCATTGTCAGTAGCTCCTTACTATGTCCCTGACTCCGTTAACATTTCTGCTGTAGCCGTCTATAAAGAAGTCAATTATTGTCTTTGTGCCGTCAAAGCTTGTTTTGGTTTTCACTTCGGCGGAGGTGTTGTTATACACGTTTACAGCCACATCTCCGCCTTTCATCTCTTTAAATTTTGAGAGAGGTATAACCGCTTCAGGCTCGCCGCCCTCGCCTATCATCGCAATTGTAGGTTTAGTTACAACTCCGCCGTCAGCCAAGAAAGCCATGCCTTTAGCCATTCCCGCAACTGATGCCATGCCTGCCGCAGCGGCAGCCGCATTGGCGCCGAAAGTAGCCAAAGAAACGAGGGCAGCCGCATCAGCCCAAGCAGCAGCGGTAGTTTTTGCCAAGGCGGCAGACTGTCCGGCTTCGGCAACGCTGAGTTTTTTAGAGAAAGCAGCCGCTGTTCTTCTCTGGACAGTCCACTTGACCACCATGGCTATCAATTCGTTGCCTATGTTTTTCAGAATATCGCCAAAAGATTTGCCTGATACAATCAGATCGGTAATCCCTTGCGATACGGAGTTATACATGTAGTTATATGCTTCAGCCGTATAGGATGCGGCTGACCTTGCAGCCTCAATCATGAAGTTGCTTTTTGTGTGATAAAGCTCTTGAATGCCTTTCACATGAGCCTCGTGAGCGGCATATTCTCTTGTGAGGTTTTCTTGAATTAAAGACCAGTCACCGATTTCAAGCCCTCTGTTTATGCTCTCTTTGTTACCGCTGAATCTAGAGAGGCTTAGAGATTCGGCGGCTTTTCTGTAAGCTTCTGATACTTGCGAAGCCTGTTCTGCCATAGCTCGCCCAAAGCTTTGAGTCTTTCTTAAAGCCTCGTCACTCATCCTTGAAAATTCTTCAAAGGCTTGTTTTTGGCGTTCTTCGGCTATTTGAGGTTCATAAATGGCTGCCAGTCTTTCAAGATCTCTCAAGTAGTTTTCATTGGAGTCTTTAAGCTTTACCAGCTGTTCTTTCTCAGCTGCATACTGAATTTCAAGCTGTTCAAGTTTGCTCTTTGTTTGCTGAATCCACTGCCTTTCAATATTAGATGAAAGCCTTTCCGCATCGGTTTTCATATTTGCGGCTTCAGCGGCTGCCGTATACGCAAGGCTTTTCCCTTGCAATTGCCGTCTGAGCTTTGAGGCAGGATCCATTCTTAATAATTTTTGAAAAAATTCTTTATAGGGGTCTATAATTTTCTTGAAAGGAGGCTTAATGTAAACTTCCCATGCCTTTTTTAGATTAATAGCTCCATTTTCTGTGACCTTTGCAAAAGCTTCAAGTCCTAAAAGCTTCTTTAGCTCTGCTCGTCTTTTAAGATATTGGCGTCTTTCGTCTCCCCCGCCAAGTATAAATTTTTCATTTATACTTTTTGTATCTAATGCCGCATTATCATAGATTTTTTTGTATTCTTCTTTTAACTTTTTAGACTGTCCTATTACCTTATTTCCGAAATCATTAAGCTTTTTGCTTGCAGAGTCAAAAAAGCCGATAAACTTTTCATTAAAGAATCCAGGTATTTTGTCTAAAGCGTTTTCAATTGTTTTGTTATCTTTAAAATCTCTTCCAGCTTTCTCTAAAAGCTCTCCAAATCCGTCAAGAAATTTTATTTTTTTAAACTTTGAACCAAAATATTCAAACACATTTCCAACAATAACAACAAAACAACGGGCAAAGTCCACTGCCATTTCTCTAATACTATTAAAAAAGCCCGCTGTTAACTTTCCAAAATCTTTTAAATCTCCTGAAAGGTCTTTAAGCGTTTCTCCTGCTTCATCTTTCAGCCTATGAAAGAAATAACCTGAAAGACCTTTCAACTCTTCAATCGTTCTTTTACCGTCATACCAGACAAAGCGCAAAAACCGTCCGATTGTATTATCAAGGACAAGAAAGTTAATTTCCCAATTTTTTAAAGCGTTGTTTGCTGCAAGTCCGATTGCCGCAAAAATCGCCAAATATCCTAAAGTTGACGCTTTTAAAAAAGGCAGAATGGCAACTACTTTATAAAGAGCAGGCACAAGCGAAAGAGTTAAAATACTTACAACGGCTATAAGAGCAGCCCCAAGCTTTCCGCTCATTAAAGCCTTGAATGCGGCTAAAGTGCCTATACTGTCAATCTCAATACGGATCTGTCTTATTTGCTCAAGCAAGGCTCCGGCTGCTTTTGTTATCCAGCTGTTATAATTTATTGCCGTGCCAATGCTTGCCATAATGGAGTTGAATTCGCCAAGTATATTACTCCAAACTCCCGAAAGCGTCTTAGACTGTTTATCCATCATCCTTGAAAAACGCTCGTTTATACCGTCAAGAATTGCAGTTATAGCCTGTCCGCTTGAGATCGCTCTTCGCTCTACAAGCTTCATTGCCTCGGGTATGCTTTTGCCTATAGACTTGGCTAGCATCTCCCAGCTTGGAATACCCGCTTCAGCCAGCTGTCGCATTTCCTGAGTCTGCAAAACGCCCTTTGCCTGGATGTCGCTTATAGCTTTAATGAGACGATCCAGACCATATGTGCCGATACCGAGCCCTGAAGCCGCATTGCCTAAAGACTCAAGCAAAGTTTCCGTGTTTTCGGCGGCAAAGCCCATAGCTAAAAGCCGCTTTTCATATTCCAGAAGCTGATTGAAAGTAAAAGGAGTTCTAGAGGCAAAATCCCGCAAGGATCTGATTTTTTTCTGTGCCGCTTCGGCACTGCCAAGTATTCTTTCAAGTGATACTTTCTGCTTCTCAAATTCGGCAGAAGCCCTGACGCTTACAATTGTCAGGACAGAGCCCAAACCGGCTATTGTTTTTGTAATTTTTTCAGCTCTTCTGGATAAATATAGCCAAGTTCCGCCAAATGTTTTATTAAGCAATTGTCTTGCATGCTTAAGATTGTTTCTGTATTCTTTTGAGTCAAGACTGAGCTTTATAGTAAACCCTGATTTAGCACTTTTAGCCATTTTTTTACTTTCTCCTGAATCTTTCCGCCGAAGCTCTTAAGAACTCTTTATTCTCTTCCGCTTCTATCTCGCTTGCTTCCCTACTCTTTCTGAAAAGGTCATCAGGATTGACAGGCTCTTTTAAAAAGCCGCTTGAATTAACGATAAGACAAGTGAGAATTGTCGCAAATTTCTGCAGCTCTTTTCTGTCTTCATAAAACCCTTTTAGAGCCTGAATAAGCTCTCTGGGTGTAAACAAACCGATTTCCCAAGGTCTGAGTTTGAGAACTCCAAAGCACAGAGGTTTAACCGCCTCAAGCCACGTTGTCCACCTTAAGCCTCTGTGCTCTCTTGAGGGTCTGCCCGTTCTTCTCTTTCTTCGCTGTTTTCGCCTGCAATTCCTTTAAGAGCTTCCAGTTCTTCCGGCAACATCGTTTGCAATTCAGCCGGCATAGCATCTTTTACAGCTTCAAACGCAATCTTGATCAGCTTCTCAAGTCCGCCTTTCTTTTTCAGCTCTTCGCCGATAATATCGCCTGCCTGTTCAAGCGTTATATCAGGCTTGCAGTGCAGCAAACCCGCTCTGAACATTTTTCTGATAGGTAAAAGCTTCGGTTTTTTACTTTCAGGCCCAAAATGTTCTTTAATGTAGTCACCGATAAACATTCCTGTCTCTTCTTCAAGGTGACAAATAGCGTTAAAGTCATATTTCAGTTGATATTTCATTATCGATCTCCTTTAAGGTCTGAAGATTCGGCAAGCCGCAAAGACTTGCCGAATCAGAAGGCATTAATCTTCCTGTAACTCAGCAGCTTTGAATGCGGGTGTGATTTTTTCAGAAGAGGGCACAATGCCGTTAGCAGCCTTTAAGGCTCCCGCCGCAATTTTCACTCTGTTTTTAGAACCC